GAGTTTGGTATATGAGTGATACCTATAAGGTAATTTATTCTCCAGAGGCACTGGATGATATACGAAAGATATATTCCTATATTGCCTTTGAATTGCTAGTTCCGGATACCGCATTAAACCAAGTAAATCGTATTCGAAAAGAAGTTCGTTCACTTGATTTCATGCCAATGCGATACTCCGTAGTTGATTGGGAGCCATGGAAAAGTATGCAGATGCATAAGCTCCCCGTTGACAATTATATTGTATTCTACTTGGTAGATTCCAACCTTTATACTGTCACCATAATTCGTATTGTATATGGCAAACAGGATATTGAAGGCAACGTTAAATCTGAACAACAGTAAAATAGTTAAGGCTACCTTTTGTTTTTAAGGTGGCCTTATTTATTTTTAGAATCTATCGAAATCCTCCTGTACCGCCAGTTGCTTATATCCCTTGTAGTCATCATTCCCGTTCTCTGCGTACATATCGTTCACAAGACCAATCGTAAGCAGGTCAAGGTCACGAATGCTTATACCTAACTGCACACATCGGAGTAGAAACAATGGTGTTGTCATCTCCCGGTCAGTTGGGCGAAGTTTTTTTTAGATTCCACATCCGTCTGTACATTAAGTCCCCACAGTTCAATGATGGATGGCAACACCTGATAAATAGAAAAGGTATTAAACTCATCCAGCCACTCTTCCGGCGTGTCCGGGATTGACGAGTCTGCGTGTTTGGCCATCACATAGGCAATGTTCTCAAACATCTCAAGGGAGAAAAGGTCAAGATTTGAATTTGCCTCATCTCCATCACCCACAGCCTTTTCCAAGGCACGAAGGTCTTTGTAAATATCCCTGTTAAACTTAATTCTGTAAATTCTCGGAATAGCTGCAGATGCCTTAAATGGCACCTGCTTTCCGTCTATTTCCACTTTCTTCACAATACTCATGGCTTATTCCTCACTTTCCGTAGTTGAAGTAAGATACACCTCGTTGTACCAATTCTGGTAAATGGCATCTGTGGTGTCATCCCCTGTCTTAGCCTTCACATATCCGTTTGCAAGCGGAGTGGCAGTAAGGGAAAGCGTCTCCGTCTGCACTTCGATTTCATCCTCATTTGTCTGGGACTCAATGGATGGTCTGCTTGCGGCACAGTTATAAAGGACATGACGGATTTTCTTCACATCTCCATCAAACTCAAATAAAAGTGCAAAGTTAGCAGTCTCCACATTTGCATCCTCGATAAGCACCTTGTTATCGTCCAGCTTTTCCTTCAGCACATCCACACGAAATGACTCTGGAACCATTGCAATCTCCAAATCACCCTCATATCCCATATTATTGGAAATGGTGTAATAAGCATAACCGTCTGCATAGAAATTGCTCGGCTCTCCATTTGCATCAAGTCCGATTGACACCGCACCCGGAATAGCCACGGGAGTGCCATATGATACATTGCCCGACTCATCAATCGTCTGCAATGCATAGTGTACATTTTTAAGGTTGTACTTTACCTTGTTCTTTTTATTTGCCATATTCGTTTCCTCCTTATACTGGCATATCAAATTCAAAGGCTACCTCATAGAGTTTTTCTTCCTCTATCCATACCTCTGACTGAGCATAAAAAACACCGTGGCTATCAAGCACGGTTGTTACCTTCTGTTCCAATGACGGATTTTTGTAATCCGTATATAATTCAATCCTTACTCCACTAATCCTGTAATACACTTTTCCATCGGCTGCGAAATTGTCGCTGTCCGGCAAAAGGTATGTAATGAATGGTGGTTCTGGACTCTCCCCTTCGGCAAAATGGTCATATGCAAAAGGGATGCCGATTTCCTCCATGATTTTAACTAACTCTTCCATCAGTAACCTCCAAGTGCCCTCTTTATATCTGACTCCAGTTCCTTTACTGCACTTTCTTCGGCAGGTGCGATGTGTGGGACTGCCTTTGTCCTTCCACCACCCCGTTTTGCATGACCTTTTTCCAGCAGATGTGCCATTTGATACTTCTTAGGTGAATACACTGTAAGTTCCAAAGAGTCAGAAGTTTCTTTTGTGGTCTTTACCGACCAGCTCTTCGAATAGGCACCTGTTTTCTTTGGAGCATTCGCCTGGATATCCTTTTTTACTGATTTTCCCGCTTTTCTTACAGCAGTTTTCATATCGGCAGTTGCAAGGTCTTTGTATTCTGTCAGACCCTTCATTATTTCTGTTGCAAGATTATCAATCTTCACATTTGCCATGCTATCTCCTCACCTTCTGGCATCTGAATTTCAGACATTTGTTTTTGTAATTCATATGGTCAATGAATGTGATATTATAAATTTCACCACCAAATATGACTCGGAATTTAGTTGTGTCGACATCTTTTAGTGCTTTACAGTATCTGACCGTAAATGCAAGGTCAGAATCATATAATGTATTTGCCGCCACATTTTTTTCCGAACCACTCTCACCACTTACCGTGGCATAACAGGAATAATAATCCGTCCACTGATTCATGTGGTTTCCTATCGCATCCGAAACGACCTCGTTCTTCTGAAATGTTATTCTTACATTTAAAAGTGCAACCTCCATCAGAATCCCGCCTTTCTAATACCAAAAAGCAAAGAGCGTAGTGACAGGGTAAGTGCGTGGTGGTCACAGTCTTCCCGGTGTTCGTACTGGTATGCCACTGCATACATAACCGCTACCTTTGCATTTTCCAACTGCTCAAAATCCGATGCACTGTCAATTCTTGCTATGTCCATACAAAGACTCTCGGAGGCACTAATCAGACTTTCCAGAAGTGCATCATCATCGTCAAAATCAACACGAAGATAGTTTTTCATTTCATCAAGTGAAATTATCATATCGCACCTCCAATTTTAAGGTGGAGCAACTATCCGTTACTTATAAAGCAACTATTTGTTGCCCCACCCCTTCATCATTCTATTCAGACTTTGTCTCTGCTTTCAGCTTAAGCACCTTAACAGCTTCTGGAAGGATTAACTTACCATCCACACGCTCCTTTGCCACCATACCAATCATTCCGTTTCCGGCAAACAGCTCGTTTAACTGCTTGAAGGAACGGGCTCCACGGTCACCGATATTGTAGTAACTGTAGTCACCAAATGAGATGGCATCTGACGGAGCATACGCAGAGGTCTGTACCTTGTAACCAAGTACCCTGTCCGGCTCTCCTGCCTGGTAGGAAGGCTGCCAGATATAAGCGCCATTGTTGTCCTTCAGCTTACGAATCTGAGCTAATGTAGCATCGTTCATAATAAAGGATGCGCTCTTACGGTATGGTCTCTTCAAACCATATACAAGGTCAAGCAGGTCATCCGACTTAAGTGCAGCCGTAAGTGTTGCAACGGTCTGACCACCGCCATTTGCATCAAAGATACCCGTAGGCTTTCCCTTGCCATCACCATTAAGGAATGCATCCTCCTCAGCATTGGCGAGTGCCTTACCAAACTGTGTGATGATGTAGTTCTCAAGATTGAATGCATTATCATACAACAGTTCCTCTGTCACCTTAATTGCCACATGGAGCTTGAACGCATCAAGGTAAATCTGGTCAAAGGTTGCATCTCCGAATGCAAGTGCTCCACCTTCCTCAATCCATGCTGCAGCAGGCTTGGTAGCTGCGATGTTAATCTTATGCTCCCCGGAAGTTGTAATCTTTGTAGCAAGGCTACGCATAATGTTCTCCTCATCAAGCACATCAATAAGCCTCTTATCATACTCCTCCGGGACAAGATATCCGCCATCTGCATCCACGCCTTCCTGCAACACATTGGAAATCTGTCTGAAGTTGGAACGAAGGGCATTTATCATAGCCTTCTTATACTCATCCGATGCTCGACCTGTCTTTGCCTCACCCTGTGCATCATCCTTGTAAGGTTTCCCGGTAATCGGAGAATTTACAGGCTTTGAAAGTTCCTGCTCCCTTCTCTCTGCCCTCTGCTGTCTGTCGATGGAATTGGTAAGCTCCTCAATATCAGCCTCCATTCTCTCATAGGTTGCAGCATCCTCAGCGGATAAATTACCGTTCTTGTCCTCGTGGGTATTTACGAAATCCTTAGCCATCTCCCACGCCTTGGCTCTCTTCTCAATAAGTTCCTGTACTGTCATGTTAAGTTCCTCCTTAAATATACTTTTTGATAATATCTAAACGGTTTCTGATCTCCTTTGCAGATACACCGTCAGAGTCTGGTTTTGCAGGTATTTCTGCCTGCTTGGTTACATTTGTGCCGGAGCTTTTATAATGTTCCTCCAGCTTGTTAATAAGTGCATTGTTTACGGCTTTGCGTGAAAAAAGCATCGAATCGGATGACTTCTTCTTTTTGTCATCTTCTTCGGTGCTGTCATCTTCATCCGTGTCCGTCTCGTCCTCTTCTTCCTCTTTCTTTTCTGGGAAAGCATTTCTTGTAATAATGTCATCTGCAAAGCCCAGTTCAACTGCCTTTGTAGCGTCCATCCATGTTTCTGCATCCATCAGCCTTGATAACTTTGCCCTCGACATACCCGTCTTAAGGGCATAAGCATTTATGATGGAATCCTTAACCCCATCCAGCATCTCGATAGCCTTTTCCATTTCGATATGGTCACCAAAAGCTACTGTTGCAGGATTGTGAATCATCATCATGGATACTGGGGACATCAATACCGTCTGCCCTGCCATAGCAATCACCGATGCAGCACTGGCTGCAATACCGTCAATCTTGACTGTGACATTCCCCTTATAATTTGCAAGCATATTGTAAATCTGCGCTGCTGCCACGCAGTCACCTCCCGGACTGTTAATCCATACCGTAATGTCACCACTTCCGGCATTTAATTCATCCTTGAACATCTGAGGTGTCAAATCGTCATCGAACCAGCTCTCTTCAGCAATCGTGCCATGTAGCTCAAGTATTCGTTCTACGATTTCTTCGTTTGTTTCCTGGTTGAGTGTCTTCCTGCTCTTCCAGTTCCAAAACTTCCTGTTCTTCATCGGAATCCTCCTCTTCATTTTCTTTGCCCTCCGATGCAAAGATACCTGCATCCTCCAGCTTTGTCATATTTCCATTGATAAGGTATAAATCCCCACCAAGTTCAGACGGGATACGGTCAAGGTTCTCAAGTTCCCGTATGTCATTTGCCGACATCCAGCCATTCTGCCTTGCCGTGGCATATCCGTTCATCCGGCTCTGGTAATCTCCGCGAAGGAGTCCGTCAACATTGAATTTGATAAAATACTCCTTTTTCTCACTTTCGCTTAGAAGCCTGCGAACCATAGCCTGTTCAAGTCGGCAAATCCACGGTCTTAGTGTATATGTCACATACTCTAAAGACTGCTGCTCAATATTGGAAAACGAACTCTTCTCAAGGTCGGCTACCATGTGCGGAGGCACACGGAATATCCTGCATATCTCTGTTACCTGAAATTTACGGGTATCCAAAAACTGTGCCTCGGAGGGATTGATGGAAATCGGTGTATACTTCATTCCCTCTTCCAATACAGCCACCTTATTTGAATTTGATGAACCACCAAATGTCTGTGTCCAGCTTTCCCTTACCTTTGACGGGTCCTTGAGTGTTCCCGGATGCTCCAATACACCACTAGGAGCTGCCCCATTTGCATAAAACTTTGAGCCATATTCCTCGGCTGCAATTCCAAGTCCTATGGCATTCTTAGCCATGGCAATCGGGCTGTATCCCACAAGTCCGTCAAAGGATAAGCCGGGAACATGCAACACTTCCTCCGGTTTCAGTTTTACAGATGAGCCTTTATTGGTCGGTGCATCATCTGAACTTACTGCATATTCGTAATAAAGCTGTCCCTTCTCATCCCGGTCTACCGTCATTCTGTCCGGCATAAGCGGATACAGTCCGACAATTTCTCCCTTGCCATTTCTTATGATTTGGCTGTAAAAATTGCCCCATAAAAGCAAATGGGTAAGTGCCACTTCAAAAAAGGAATAAGCTGTCATTTCAGGATTCGGTTCATCATGTAAAAGATGATACAACGGATGGTCGATGGCTTTTTCCTTTCCACCGTCCCCCTTATATCTGTAAAGATGCAGTGGCAGGCTTGCCACCGATTCTGAAATAACCCTTACACACGCATAAACTGCCGAAGTCTGCATTGCACTTCTCTCATTCACTCTTTTTCCGGCAGAACTCTGTCCCAGAAAAAAACTGTATGCACTGCCCGCTGTCCTGTTGCTTGGTGCATCCCTCGATTTAAAAATTCCACTTAATATTCCCATATCACTCACCATCCTTTGCTAATTAAAAAACGAGAAGTCCACGGGTATCGTAGACACTCTCGCTAGTATCATTTCCACATCTTATTGCCCTGTCGAGTGCCATAATACATGCTATGGCACCGTCAATCTTTTCTGTTGACTTTGACTTGTCTGCCTTAATATTTCCTGCCGGGTCAGTACGGATAAAAATATTATCCATATTCCACCGAAGAACGGGATGCCCACCGTGTGCAATCCTCTGTTCAAGGGTCAGCTTCATCAGTTCTTTGGTAGGTGGTGACATAGAGGCAAATCCCTGTCCCATAGCCACCACATTAAATCCCATACCCTCAAGGTTCTGCACCATCTGTACTGCTCCCCATCTGTCGAAAGCTATCTCCCGGATGTTGAACCGTTCTCCAAGGTGTTCTATGAATTTCTCAATGTATCCATAGTGGACTACATTACCCTCTGTGGTCTGGATGTATCCCTGTCTTTCCCACACATCATAATTCACATGGTCCCTTCGGACTCGCAAATCCAAGGTTTCTTCCGGCAGCCAGAAATATGGAAGAACATAATATTTATCATTCTCGTCCTCCGGCGGAAACACCAGACAGAAGGAGGTAAGGTCTGTGGTACTCGAAAGGTCAAGTCCTCCGTAACACACACGCCCCTCCAGGTCATCCTCGTTAACCGGGAATGCACACGCATCCCACTTTTCCATGGGCATCCATCGGATACTCTGTTTCACCCACTGATTCAGTCTTAACTGCCGGAACGCATTCTCCTCTCCGGGATTCTGTCTTGCTGATTCACAAGCCGCCTCAACCTTATCAATACCAATCGTCTCTCCAAGAGACGGATTAGCCTTCTTCCATACTTTGGGGTCAGTCCAGTCCTCATCCATTCCTGCACCAAAAATCACAGGATAAAAAGTAGCATCGTGTTTACGCCCTTCCATAATGTCCAAAGCCTTCTGATGTACTTCATAGCAGATGCTTTCCGTATTGTTTCCGGCTGTGGTAATGAGGAAATACAGTGGCTGCATTCTTGCATCCCCGGAACCCTGCACCATAACATCATACAATTTACGGTTTGGCTGTGTGTGAAGCTCATCAAAAATGACCCCGTGGGTATTAAATCCGTGTTTATTCGATACATCCGCCGACAGCACCTGATAGGTACTCTTTGTCGGAAGATACTCCAGCTTTTTCTGCGACTCCAGTATTTTTATTCTTCGGCTAAGTGACTTTGAAAACCGAACCATATCTGCAGCCACATCAAATACTATCTTTGCCTGGTTCTTATCGGCTGCACAGGAGTATATCTCTCCTCGCTGTTCCCCTTCGCAAAGAAGAAGCAGAGCCACGGCAGCCGCCAGCTCAGACTTGCCATTTTTCTTCGGTATCTCCACATAAGCCATATTAAACTGCCTGTACCCGTTTGGCTTAATCGTCCCAAACACATCTCTTATGATTTGCTCCTGCCAGTCCATAAGTTCAAAAGGCTTTCTTGCCCATGTTCCTTTGGTATGGCGCAGGTTTTCAATAAAATGTACTGCAAAATCCGCCTCGGCTTTATCATAGTGAGAATCCTCAGCCATAAACTTTGTCGGTATGTATTTTTTTAGTTTTCTCACATGATCACCTCCACGAAAAAAGGACTCCCGGAAGAGTCCCTGTAAAATTTATGTTCTTAGCACATTTTGTCTAGTTGCTCGTACTCATCTAATTTTCTGTTGTATTCCTGTGCTATGCACTGTCTTCTGAATGAGTTCTTTTCGCATCTGCCCTTTTTATAAAGTTCTTCAAGCTCTGCCTTTCTTCTCCTTAAAACCTCTATCTCGTTGCCTTCCTCAATCTCTCTTACATCCTTTTCAAATCTTGTCATTGTCTTTTCCTCCTTATCCTCTCACAATGTTGAAATCCGTAATGCTGTATCCATTTGCTCTTACAAAGCTGCAAAGCCAATCGTCTGCCTTTGCTGCGCTGTCAAATTCCTTTATTGCCTTCCATACCAATCTGCCCGGCTCCTCTGCTGTTAATGCTTTTACAATCCAAGTGGTTTTCTTCATTGTCGTTTCCTCCGTTTTTCTTCGTTTTCCCTTTCGGTATGTAGTACATTACCGCACTATCACACTTATTGGAATACAACTATTCACCAGAGATTTTGGAAGAAAATTGTGTATATTAGCAACGCCAAAAAGGAGTCTCTCAAGACCCCTTTCGGTTCTTTTTTAATCGTTGATGCTTAATTTAAATGCCGGGATTCTCTCCTTTTTGCTTTCCCCTTCAAGTCCTGCTTTCCAGTCATCAAATCGGCTGTTGATTTCGATAAGACCGTCAAGGTTTATGCCTCTCTTCTGAAATTCTGCAATCGTTAATATCAGACTTGAAAAGGTGCTTGAAATCGTGAATGCCTTAATTCCGAACCTTCTGCAATTTTCAATAATCTCGTCAATGTCATAATCCCAAATGACCTCGCCAAAGTTTATAAGGTCATTTCCTGCCTCCCGGCTGTAAAAGTATGCTGCTCCAAAGGTGCGGTTGATGTTGTTGTCTGCAAATGCTGTTCTGTTTTCGTATGCTTCCTCTAAAATTTCAATTCTCTCCATGGCTTTTGCCCTCCTTGTTTTTTGGTATGTACATATATCACTCTAAATGCACATAATAGCAAGTTAAATATCGAGAAAATGTAAATCTTTTTACTCATTCAAAGATTCCCCGGAAGCTAACTTAATTTGTGTGCTGGTGGATGGTTTCAAGAATCCTCTCCTGCTCCTCCAGTTCCACTCCAATGCTGCAAAGTGCCTCCCTTGTTCCACAGTCCGGGCAGATGGCTGTTACCCCGTCTGCCCTTGAGAGTGCCGAAGGCTCTCTGTATATTTTCCCACACCGTGGGCATTTTCTTGGTTCTATCCTTTTATCTGTCTTCATGGCTTTCCCTCCTGCTCTTATCTACCGCCTGAAACAATGTCTCCTCATCAAATTCAAATGCCCTGTATCCCTCAAGGCAGGTCTCAACATAACGCCAGCTTGGAAGTCCAAGCAGCCTGTCCTCATGCATGATGTAAACATACACTCTGCGATTTCTTATCTTACCCGTTTTAATTCCCTTGATTGGCAGTACCAGTTCCGTCTTGTAATAAAAGGCAGGACAGCCTTCATAACGGTCAAGTGCCGCCTCGTCAGCCTCCGTGGTTTCCCACACGGCAACGGGAACGCTCCCGCCTTCCTTTGGCTCGATGGTGAGGTAAGCTCCCGTTTTACTGCCCTTAAAAAGGAGTTCGTAATCCGGCACTTCTGATGTCCCTATCACTCTGGCAGTAGGGCATCGCATTTTCATTTGTCTGATGTTTAAGTTGCTGCCATAGGCAATGTAGTATCTTTTCTGCATAATGCATCCATCCTTTCCGAAGGAAATACCCTTCTACCACCTTAAGACCGCCAAAGCGGTCATTCCTTAAAGTGGCAGGAGGCTATGCCCTTGCCGTCCTGAATGCTGTGTCTCCGTCAAGTCTCTTTGTAAGAAGCTCCCTTGCTGTTTTAAATTCGTCTCCGATAAATCCAAGCCGGAGGAGCCAAGTCCTCATTGCGTATTTGGGATTTTCATTCTGCTGTGGTTTCGGACTTGCTGTTCTTACCTCCTTTGCCATCTGGGAAAGTGCAAGGCAAAGCTGAATGTAGCTTTTAAGCTGTCCGGCATGAAGTCCGTTCTGCTTTCCGTCTGCCGGGGCATCAAACTGGAAAAGTCTGAATTCAATTGTCCCCTTTGTGAAGGTCGCATGGTAGTTAAGCATATGGTATCGGCTGTCATTGTAGTGCTGGCTTCTTCCGTAGGTGCAGTCCTGCGAACCGTACCAGATGTCTGCCAATGCACTCATGGTCTTTGGTTTCTTCCTGTTGAGCTGGTCTAAAAATCTTGGGTCAACCACCCGGCAGAATCTTCTCATTCTGTAACCGTCAAGGTTTAATGCCTGTGCGATAAGGTTTTCATGGCTTGCCATAATGTTTGCCAGATTCCTTAAGGTCTGTGGCGTGTGTCCCTTCGCTCCGATGTGGATGTGGACTCCGCAGCCCCTTGTCGCATCACTCTTTGCTCCGGCGTGTCTTAACTGTCTGATGAGTTCCTGCAGGGTTTCCATGTCTGCGTAGGTAAGGATTGGTGTTACCAGCTCACATTTTTCGCTGTCACATCCGGCAATGCTTACATCCTTTTGGAACTTCCATTCCCTTCCCTGTGTATCCCAAGCCGACCATGTGTAGTAACCGTTTCTTCCGGCTGTGTTCTCGTATCTGCCTGTTCCGAAAAACTTTGCTGCGGTCCTTGCTGCCTTATCCCTTGTGATGTTGTTCATCTCGACCTCAACCCCGATGGTCTGCTTCTTCATTTCTTCAATCTGGTTTGCTATTTTCTCGTTCATGCTATGTGCCTCCTTAAGTGTTTTTTTTGTTGTGTACATATATCACTCTAAAGCACATAAATTGGAATACCATTACTGGACAAAGATACACACATATAATTGTGTATCTTTCCAGAACCCCTCTATGCTTCTTCATCTGTGCAGACAGGCAGCCCCATCATAATTTCCTTATAAATCCTGGTATACCTCTCACACTCGCTACCCTCACTTCCGGCTATTGCCTTAAGATAAAACTCTCCAGCCTCTTTTCTGCTGTCCCAGCTTTCTGTTTTCCCATAGCAGGTGACCGTCACGGTGTCCAGCTTTCTGCAGGAGTCCTCGCCATATACAATGCCGAGGCAGCTTCCGTTGTCCCAGTTAACATGTATTGTGCCTGTATCGTCAACACAGGAAACGGTACCCTTAAGACCTGCATCAAAATGTCTGTACGGGTCATTTAACTCTATAAGCTCCACCCTCGTCCCGGATGGAAACTCCTTCTTTACCCTGTCTACAACTTCTCTTGGTGGAAAAAACATTACTGCTCGCCTCCCTTCATTCCGCTTTTGAAGGCTGATGAACCCTCAAGGTTAGCAAGAAGAATCTTTCGGTCTGCTTTGTATTCATCCCCGATAAATCCAAGTCTGAGGAGAAAGCATCGGAATGCGTATTTCTCGTTTTCATTCTCCTTTGGCTTTGCTGTGATTCTTTTCTGTTTCTTTGCCATGTCGCAGATGGCGGCAATAAACCTTGTGTATGGGGTTACTGAGTCGCTGTTCCCGTTGGCAAACCAAGGGAATGAAATCTGCTCGTCCGTCACAATGATTGGAAGGTCGTCCGTGAGGAAGGCTTTTTTCATAAGTGGTGCTTTGCTTTCCACCAGCTTGCGAAGGTTATCAAGTGCCTCGTCTGTAAATCCATCCCTCGGAACCGAAATTGTAACCCCATCGCATAGAGGCTGTTCCTGTTCTTCCTGCTCATCCATTGCTTCCTCCTGCTCCCTAAAGAACTCCCACTCATCCGGCTCTGTCCCGGTTGCAGTCACACAGGCGTTAATGATGTCATTGCTTCTGTCCATTGCCTCCGGGTCTGCATCCACCATGTCACCCCATGTAAGTGTGGCATCTCTTTCCACTCTGTAATCTCCTATCTGGTAGGCAAAGGAAGGAGCTCCAAGGTATTTTGCCTTAATTCCCAGTTCCTTCTCGATTGCCTGAACCATAGCCTTGCGGCCATCCTTATCAACATTGAAATGTAGTACCATGCTATGTACCTCCTTATTTTTTGGTATGTACATATATCACTCTGAAGGCAGATAATAGCAAGTTATTTCTGTGATAAATCCGAATAATATTTTATGCCGAAAAGTACAAAGAACACATTCGGCAAAGCGACACCATTTCCCCACATTTTATATTCAGCAGAATCCGTCTGTGGATTCATCAGCCACTTTCTAATCTGTGCCTCCGTCTTTGGTTTTGTACTTTTTCCCATAGCCTTTGCGTAAGTTTCAAAAATCTCCTGCCACTTTGCTATTTCCTCTTCTGACGGGTCAGAAATTCCAAGGTTGTCAC